CCCCGCCACGGCCGCTGCGGATCTTCTATCTGCAGGCCGAGATCCAGTACCACTACCTGCGCGAGCGCATGCAGCAGATCGGCCTGCCGCCCGAGCTGATCGTTGCCGCCCGTGACAACCTGATCGTGACGCCGAAGCTGCGGATGCTGCTCGATGCAGAGGGCAGCGCACGCGTGGCCGAGGCGATCAGGGCCGCATTCCCCGACGAACCGTTGGACATCCTGTGCATCGACCCGATCCGGAACCTCTTTGACGGCGGCCCCGACGGCGGCGGCGAGAACGACAACGCCGCGATGATGTTCTTCCTGAAGGACCGGGTCGAGGTGCTGCGCGATCACGTCAATCCCGACTGCGGCGTGATCCTCGTCCACCACACGAAGAAGCTGTCGAAGCACCAGGTGAAGGAGGATCCGTTCCTCGCTCTCTCCGGCGCCAGCGCGCTCAGGGGCTTCTACACCACCGGTCTGATCCTGCACCGGCCCGAGGAGGATTCGACCCAGCGCCGCCTCGAGATCGAACTCCGGAACGGCCCCGCGCTGCCCGCGAAGCTCGTGGACAAGGTCAAGGGCAAGTGGGTCGAGATCAACCCGATGAACGAGCGGCTCGTGCGCCCCGAGGTCGGCGCGAAGCATGACGCCGAGCGCGATCGCAAGCGGGACGTGATCCTCTCGATCCTGATCGAGGAGGCGGCCGAGGGGCGGCTCTACACCATCAACCAGTTCGCCGAGGTCTTCGAGAACAAGGGTGGTCTGGGCGGCAAGGACGCCATCCGCGACCGGATCGCCGTGCAGGCCACCAAGGGTGGCATCAAGTTCGTCCGCGACGGCGGCCCTTACGGTCTCGGGCCATCGCGGTCGCGCTTCGGCTACCTCTGCGTCGAGGGGATGGTCATGCCCACGGGTGGCGAGGAGGTCGATCCGGAGACCGGCGAAGTCACGCCCGTCCGCGTTGCGGTGCTGCCGACCCATTACAAGTCGCCCCAGACCGGCGCGCTTCTCGA